GGAGCAGGTTGGGGTTCGTCGAGGAGAGCCGGCCGGTGCAACGGGTATTTGCCTACGGTGCAAATTAAAGGGAATCCCTTGTACAAGGGCACAGAATGGCTTAGCACTTCGGATGTCTATAGCTCTCGCACGAAAAGATATTATGATACTATCATTGATTTCGATGGTAAGAAAGTAAAGCAATTTGTCACCCTTACAATGACTTGCACTGACTATGAGTTATTCCGCGAACACTACGACGTGTTTGATTTGGAGATTCTTGACGGTTGCTATTTCCAGACAAGAAAGGGAATATTCGACCAGTATCTTAACAAGTACCGCGAGATAAAAGAAAACAGCACAGGCGGCATCCGTTATCTTGCTAAACTATTCTCAAACAATCTGTATGGCAAGACCGCTGCTTCACCTGACAGTAGCTTCAAAGTCGCATATGTAAAGGACGATTCATCTATCGGTTTTTATCCGAACTATGCGCAAGATAAGACCCCCGGCTACATTGCTATCGGCGCTGCAATCACAAGCTACGCCCGCTGTTACACTATCCGCGCAGCTCAAGCAAATTATGAACACTTTTGTTATGCTGATACCGACAGCATACATCTTAATTGCAGCCCGGAAGAAGTGAAAGGAATCACAGAGCACCCGCGCACATACGGTTGTTGGAAGTGTGAAAGCGAATGGGATTATGGCCTGTTTCAGCGTCAGAAAACCTATGTCGAGCACGTGGTGAAAGAGAACCACGAGGAAGTGCAGCCGCATTATGACTTGAAGTGCGCCGGTATGCCTCAGCGTAGCAAGAAATTGTTCTTGCAGTCGTGTGGGGAAGATGAGGGCATCGAGCCGGAAAATGATATGGAACGCGAATTCCTGTCTGAACGGAGAAACATTGAGGACTTCAAGGTCGGCCTATGCGTTCCGGGCAAGCTACGCCCCAAGAGAATCCCGGGCGGTATTGTCCTTGTAGACACAACGTTTCAATTTAAGGAGGGTTAAAATGAGAATTACTATCCCTGACTATAGTGCGCCTACTTGTTTCTGTGGGGGCAAAATGGAGATATTTGTGGATGTTCCCACACAACGTTTATGCCTGAAATGCGTAAATTGTGGGCTTGAACAGTATGAGTATGTTCCTTTTGACGCTGGCACTTTGACTTTACGGTCTGTGTACTATAGTGCGCACTCAATTATGGAATAAAAATTACACCCCCTACCATACGATAGGGGGTATAACTATATCTAGAACACCGCTTGCTGCTGCGCGGTCGCTAATACCGATAACCTACTCCGAGCTGGTTTCACCCAGTAGCCTCTCGTCGCGGCACAACAGGGACGCGGTGCAGATACCTCAACAGGATATTGTTTTTACAAGGGCTTCTTTGCTTTCAAGGTTCTTGAATCTGAATCTGCCCATTTCAAACTGGTGTCTCAATGAGGCTATCATAACCGCCGCCGAGAATATAGTCAACGTCGTGGTCGTCCGTGTTGACTGTGATTTTCATGGGGTGTGTATGGTCAACGGATGGGGAGCAGTAAAGCATACTGCCAAACTTGTTTGCTTCTGGGTATTCTCTCACGCCGTATTCATGGCCGTGGTATTTAATTGTGCACAGGTACACATTCTTGCCGGTCATTTCTTCGACAAATGCCTGATTATCACTCAGGTATTTCCCGCTATCAGAGAAGCCGATGTATGCGGTCTTGCTGAACGCCTTAGAGAACCCGCTTTCAGCTTGTGCTTTCGCTGCGCTTTCATTGTAGCCTTGTTCCAGCACGAACCCATGCCCGCGCATGAACTTAACCTTATCATTTAGTCTGCTGCTGATTCCCATGGCAGAGTAATACGGATTCAGTACCGTGACTGGGTTACTAATCATAATCACAGGTACATATCTACTCTGTTCGCCACCACCTCTTGCAATCGACTTGTGGATGGAAATGAACTTATTCATCTCATTCGGGCAGTACACTCCGGTTTCGCTTTGGAACTCGTCGAAAAGCAGGACAGTCGTGTCATTGAGATAGTGCGAATATTTCTTAACTTGTTCAGCGGAGTTGAGTGCTACGGCATAACCGCAACACTCAGCTTCGCCGCTGTCTTTTGCAAGCATCAGATGCACGAAGGCTTTGCTTTCGGACATTTGCTGTGTAAGCGTATATCCGGGAAAGAACAGCGTGCCAATTTCCTTGAAGAACTTGTCCGCGCAATCCTGCAATTCATATTTGTATCTATAAATTAGGCAGAACTTTCCCTTGCCTTTGAGATATCTGCGCACAACATAGCGGTTGAACCATGTGGTTTTGCCCGCGCTTCTGTTGCTGGTGCAGATATAAATCTCAGGGCGGTTGCCGTCAATGTCATTCAGGCTCAGCAGCTTTGTGCCGTCATAATACTTGCTTTCCATTTCTTATCCTTTCATATCAACGTAGCGCTTCATGATAATGGCCGCGCGCATAAGCGTTTCGTTCAGGTCAATATTTCCCATGCCATCACCTGCAATTGCATCGCAATCAATCAGGGCTTTAATGTCCTTGTATGCCCACTTCGGCACATCGTTCAGGGTTTTGTAAACCATTTCAGTTTCCTCACTTTCGGGTTTGGTTTCAGGTTTTTCTTTCTCGTCCGCCAGCAGGGAGTAATTCGGTACGCCGTACCCGCGCACATACCGGGAGTTGACAAGCAGATTCCGTCTGCCCACAGTGTCGCCCTTGTTGCCCTCGATAACCGTGATATTGTAGCCGTTGCAGGTTTCCACAATACCGACATGGTCAGGCACTCCTGCGCAGTCGCCATAGCCGTTGTCATCCCAATCATAGAAGATAATATCACCCGGCTTAGGGATATAGTCGTCGCGCTCTTCCCAGCAGTTGGCAAACATGTACTTGCTAATCATTTCAGGGCACGAGCACTCCGGGAGCACAATGCGGGAAAATCCCGCAATGTACCCCATGGCGCTCACAAATGTAGCACACCAAGCGTCAGTATACTGCACCTTGTACCCTCTAGGCAGAGGGTGGTTCTTGTTGTAAATGTCGATGATTTCCTGCTTCTGCCCGTTGTAGGTGTTTGCACCCATATAGGCACGGGCGGTAGCAACGAGAAGTTCTCGAAGTTGTGTAACAGTCATACAATACCCCTTTCATCACGAACCGGTGACGGTCAAAGTGGCAGCGGAAGCGGAAGCGGTAACAACATACTTGACGGGTTGAGCAGCAGCGCCAGCCCCAAAGAACGTGAGGGAATAAGTGTCAGAACCGGCTTGTTTCCAACTAGCTAAACGAATTGTCTCCCCGTTAAAGGAAAGCCAGATATTACCGCGGTTTCTGCTTATCTCGTCTTTAATGATATCGTAGTAGCCATTATTATAATTTGTGATTTCTCCCTCTACTGTGCCTATAAGAACCGCATTAGAAAGAACAAAATCAATATCCGGCAGCATAGTCCCGTCGAGCACTTTATTATAGATAGAGTCAATGCTAAGATCTCTATAAGCAAAGACACCGTTATAAAGCCGCAAGTCTGACCAAGTCATACCATCAATCGTGGCTTTAGGATAGTCGCCTGTAGCAAGGTATGGGAGGTTTTCGTTGCTTGCCAATGAATCCTCACCAACTCCCAGAACTATATTAGCGTGTCCATCAATATCTTCTGCGAACGTGGGATTAGCAACCGACGGGGTGTCATCAGTCACAAGCCGCCCGGTGGAAATAGTGCCCCACGCAGTATCAGAAGCGGCTTTGACGAGCTTATACTCCTGAACGCCAGTGGTTCTAGTGATACTAGTCGAGACGAAAACAACTGTATCATTTGCCCAACTTTGCTGAACAGCTAGGATAGGTCTAGTGCCCGTGTCGATCCCGGTAATGAGCATATAAATCGGAGTATGCGGGTTTGCTATGATAAACGCCTTTACTTCGGCTGGGGTCATCTCAGCGGATGTAGTATGTGCGTCGTAGGTGAAATACTTAAATCCATACACGTATTCAATTCCACTACCATCCTGTTTCATTTTCAGAAATTTTCCATTATTAGCACTGGATGACGCTGCTAGAAAACCTTCTGCAATGTATGTTCCTTTAGTCTGTCCTCCAATAGTGGAGATAGTAAGTCTGCCATACGACATATCTGTGCGTCTAACGACGTTAAGGAAAAACGCTTTAAATACTGTATTAGAAAATGAAAAATCAAGAACCTGAAAGTAAGCCCCAATGTCTGCCGGAGCAATAAACACTGGTGTTCCGTTTTCTTTGGCCGCATAAATTTCTTCGACCGTATAGGTTTTATTGCCATCAGTCAGCGTATAAATTCTTTCGTCGATATTCGCTACATCAATAGTAATGTACAGCGGCTTGCTGGTTTGGTCTTTAAGTTCCCACGCTGCGCCGTTGACAGTCGGGACTTTGCCGTTGTCAGAACTGTCACCGGCAGGGACAGGCAGAGCGCACCATTTATAGAGAGCATATACAGAGGTAGCGGTGCTTGTTTTCGTCACCCAAATAGCATCAGCAATCGTTGGGAAACCAAGGAAAACATCCGGCGAAGCCGGCGAAGCGTGCACAAACGAAAAGACAATATTGCCGATCGTTTTATCGCCAGAAAGGTGTGTCTCGACGGATTCGGCAATCAATTCAGATTTCGTAGAATCCTTGTACAATCGCGCAACAGCGTTAGCACCAGAACTAATCAGGTCAAAAATGCCATCAAACGTTTGGTTTGTCGCCAGCGTGATAGTCCATGCCTTGAGGTCATTGCTATACACTTCATCCTGACCTGTGCCCCAAAAATCAACGTACGTCGTTGTCTCGCCCCCAGAAAGCGGGAGAGTAAATTCCTTCACGCCGTACTTCCACGCTGTCGTTCCAACATCAGCAGAAAGCTCAATGACACGAACAAGCATCTTGTCGGATCTAGTGGCGTAATTGGACGTAACGAACGTGAACGTCATGTGATTGCCGCCGTAGATATCGAACGTGCCGTTCCAGTATTCCGCCCCATCAACGCTGTCAATCAGGCGGGTCGGAAGATTCTGGTAGAGCTTTCCGCTAGTATCTGAATGATACTGCGCATAAACAGCGTTCGGGGTCGATTCGTCATCAGTAGTAATAACATCGTGTGCCCCACGCGTAAACTGGAAACCCTCATAGCGAATGAAATCAAAGATTTTAGAATCAATGGTTTCGTGAACCCAAGCGCCAGTTTTTGCGTCTCCGATAATGTAATCCAGCGTTTTGTTAAGCTGATTAACACCGTTAGTAATGGCCGTTCCAAAATCGCGTTCAAACGCAATTCGGACAATGCGGTTAGTCGTGTCAACTGTAGCAATGGAACTCGAACGTGCAAGGCCGTCGTAGGCTAGCTTAGCATTAACGGCCACACAAAGGTTTTTCCCTCCGCGCGTCATGTTGTAAAGCTGCAAGAACTCAGACGGAGTAATGCTACAATTGACAGAACCGGAATCGGAAACAACTGCGGTGACGTTTACAACGCCCTCTGCTGACGTGGACGGGGTATTAACCTCGATAATCTGCAAGCCCCACGGAACATTAAGAGACGTATTGGAAATGGGCGGAATAGTGAGCTTTGCAACTTTCTGCTTGATAGCATAGTCATTCGCGCTATCGTATTTCGTCTCAAGAGGAACGATAATGTTGAAGTCGTTAGAAGCCTCACTCCCCCAATTGCCAGCATTATAGGAGCAAGACGCGGCATATACCTGCCCGCGCCCGGATTCATTCGTAGAGAACAGCGTGTAAATTGCGTCGCCATTTCTTACCCAATTGTACAACTCACTTCTCGTCGGCATAGCGCCAGACGGGATTGCGCCATCAAAAACAAGGAAATGAGTTCTACCATTAAGTGCTTCAATCTGTTTCAAGCGTTCATCCAGCGCCGCGTCTCCGGCCTGTCTGTCTGCAATCTCTCTGGTCAACCCCTCATTGAGTTTGTTCACCGTTTCGCCTGTGTTGTTAAGCTGACCCACTACCTTGCAAAGGGTTTCGTAGTAGCTCATGCTTTCATCGTACACAAGCGGGAGAATTGGCTGACAGTAAAAGCTCATGGTATTCAACATACTGACTGTGTCCATAACTTCACTCCTTTACCATACGTTCATAAATTCGGTTGAAAGCTCGTTAATCATTCTGCGCTCAATATTGATAAGCGCGTTAGCAACGTCTTTCATAAGTTCAATTCTTGCCTTGCCGCCAGCTTTGCCCTTGATAGTCTCTGTGGTGTTGGCTTTGCGGTCAGACATTTCGTTGTGTGATTCCGTGTTGTCGTTACTCTGGTCAACCAATGCGCGGCGAGCGTAGGACAGGTACGCCATACCCGCTGCATCTTCGGCGGGTTTCACAGACACAAGACCGTTCTGCGGGGTGTCACTGTCAAGGTTATAGTTGTCAGCACTAATCGTATTCTTATTCGTGCTGCCACCAAGAGCCGTGTCGTTATAGTCGCCGGTGAACGTGCGCACAAGGTCGGTGTCACCATACAACGCTTCAATATCCTCAGCCGTAAAATCACGAATACTATTGAACGTTGACTTGACAAGCTGCGTATAGTATGGCGCGATTTCCGCAAGCTGTTCGTTCATGTGGAACACCCAAAGCGCTGGTGTTTCCCACCCGATTTCACGAGTATAGTAGTGGGCGAGAATGCGCCTACAAATATAATATGTCGTAGGCTCGTCCACAAATTCCCACGGAATAACGCTGCGTTTGAACGGGGAATCTTCTCTGCCTGTATTTCCAATGGGGAAGATTTTGGGGGCTGCCGCACCAATGATTTCATTAATGGGTCTGGTTGCGTCATCTACCAGCGATTCGCAAATGAACCTTACCTGTGTAGTGTACAAGCTCATTCTTTCGGTTCACCCCCATTATCCTCCGGGTTCGGGTCGAGCCAGTCATCAACGGTATTGCCCTCATCGTCGGAAATGCCAGACGTGTAAAGGGAGTTGACAGAGACTTGAATGTTCAGGCCGAACATTTTATTGATTTGCTCAGCGGCTTGCTGCCGGGCTTCCAGCTTTGACATACGGCAAGCAGATGTGCCAGCCGTTGCTTGCTGGATTTCGTCCGTGATAAGGCGCTCACGTTTGGAAATAGTGAGGTTCGGAACACCTTGCATTGCAAGAGCCTCGTTCCAAATTTCGCGTTTCAGGTCTTGAAGCTTATCGGCAGTATACGGAACGCCCGGATTAAGCACCTGAATGTTATTCAGATTCAGGTCTTTGTCGCCAAAGATAATCGGAACATTGCCGTCATACTGCATCATGAGGTTCTTGAACGTCAGACGCTGAGATTCAGGGCACGTAACAATGACCGGGGTTTTCTGCGCTGCTGCGTTAACATCAACGTCACGGTCAATGTTCTCAAGCCGATGTGCATACACCCAAGCTTCATAAGCGGACGGCAGCCTCAGACGGTTATTCCAGATGAGAACAGAGTTGGTATTGTCCAGCTTCCACTGGTTCTTGCCGACGCTTGAAGCATACGCTACGCGGTTGATAGGCGTGTTGTATACGTCAAACGGGCCATTCGCCATTACGCGCAAAGCAAGATAGCCTTGCTTGTCGTAATCTTCTTTCCCCTCAAGACGTGCAGCTTCTGAAAGAACATCATCCTTGAAAAACACGGCGCAGCCAGTCGAGAACAGGCACAATTCCAAGAAGCGCGGGTCAACACTCGGTGGGAGGTTTTCCCACGTGAACAGGGACGTTGAGATTTCCGTTAGCTTGTTGTAGTAAAACTGATACCGGGTAGTGTTGTCGTATGCCGTTTCCCAAAACTGCCGCGAGTGAGATCCTTTAGGGTTTCGATATGGTTTGCTCAAATTATTATCACCTACTTACAGTGAATTATCAAGCGAGTAGTTGCCTACGCGCGTAAAGGGATTTCCGGCAGACAAGTCAATGCACCGCCAGAAAGTAATGCCGCGATCGTAAATCTGTACAAGAGCGGCAGTCACATCCGCAGGAGCGCTGCCAGTGAGAGTGCAGCCACAGGTCTTGACGTAATTCCATGCTTTTCTGCCGTTGCGATTAGGGACTTTAAGACGGTTCGTCTTGTAGCCGAACATGGAAAAGAAATCGTCAATGATTCGGGCGAATTGGCCTTGGATGCGGTAGGGCATATAATGGAAGCCTTGATAGCCCATGGCACAAAACACACTTGAAGACTGTTGACCACGCGCATGATTAGGCTGAGTTGACGCTGTCTTTACCTGCGCAACAAGGTTGATGGTTTTGTTAAGAACATCACTTTGCGCGTTATAGGAAACATTCTGCGCATTCTGATATGCGTTAGCATATTGACCAACAGCCTGAATTGTTTGGGCAGACCCAGCGCCAGTCATCGCAGCAGACATACCGGCAACTTCGCCAGCCATGCCAACGCCTGTCGCAGCCAAGGCAACTTGCTTTACAGTATCAATTGCAGTAGTGGCTACGCCCGCAGCAATCGCATATTTGTTTTGTGCAATCCACGCTTTGAACGTATCAACATTCCAAGCGCATTGAGGGAAACCGCCCATAATCAAAGATTCCTGAAAGTTCGTCGGAAGCCCTTTATAGTTAATAGGAATAGATGCGCATTCCAGATTGCCGTTTACTGCGCCAACAATATTGAACGTGGGCTTGCGATTTGCGAAATATTCATAAGCATAGTTCGCAGCATTGCCTTGAAGATTATCGACATACACGCCACAAAATGGGGCAGTATATAGCTTATTATTTTTCGGCTTATAACCGTCAAACGTGCCAGTAAAGGCAGGGATGGAATCTACAGTGTCAGGAACAAGCCCTGTTGCCAAGTCGCCCGTAATCGACCAGTTCATGAAAAACTTAGGGTACATTGTTATGCTCACGATGCCGTCTGCTTTGTTTGCTTTTGTAGCAGCCTCGATAATAGCATTTGCTTTCTGCGCACAAGCCCTAGGGTTGTCAAGGTCATACTCGCAAAGATTCTTCGTAAGACCGGTATAGATACCGCTGTCAACGCCCCCAACGCCACCATGCGAAGCATCCTCAATAACCCACTGGTTATCTTTATAAGTAGCTTTCCATGTAGCAAGAATACAAATTACATAATTAGTTTTCAAGAAAATATTCGGAAAGTAATCATTGTCATACACATATTCCCCAAGCTCGAAAGATTCGGGATTTAGGTTATCTCCAATTGCATCTGTCATTGCGTGCTCGCGCTCGACAAAACACTGGCCGACGTTAACGTCAAAGAGGTACGTCTGCATGGGGTCGATAGTATAGTAAATACGCGAAGTTGTGTTGCTGATATACTCGACCTGCGTAATGAACGCATAGAACCATTTCGTGCCGTAAGCCGTATTACGGAACATCATATAGTTGCAATCGAACAGTTCATCAGCAGTTTTGTCCAACGTGATGTACGGCCTAGGATAACGTTGGTATGAAACTTTATCAAAATAGAACGCAAGCGCATACGTCGTGAATGCCGTCGCTTGCTGTTCAGGACTGTCAAACCAAATGGTATGGTCGAATGACGGTTCAAGAGGAACATTCTTTAGAATGTACACATCTGAATTCGGAACAATCATCGACATGAAACCACCTGCCTTTTATGAAATTCCCTCCTACCCACCCGACCACTATTTTAACGCCGTGGCCATTCGTCTGTAAATGTATTACTTAACCGTGACAGTGCACGTAGCTTTCTTCGCATCGTCGAAAGCAGAAGTTGCGGTAATCGTCGCAGTAGTGGACGTTGCGTCTGCATCAACCGTAACTACGCCGGACGCAGAAACCTTAACATCCGCTGCGTTGCTCGTCCACACAACGGTCTGCGGGGCAAAGTATTCGGTCTCAACCACACAGGAAAGGGTCACACTGCCACCCTTAGGCACAGAAGCAGTGGTCGGAGACACAGTAACGGAAGTGACAGCCGGAGTGCCCGGCACAAACAGAACAGAGTTAGCGAACGGGGACACCGAGAACGTTTTCCACACGTGGTAAAAGTAGTTCCAGTACAGACCCTGACCGTTGTACTGCTCAGTGAACTGCGTCAGCATATCGAACACCATGAACCAATCCTTGTCAACAATCACTGCCGGGATTGCATTCAGCGCCGTAAGCTCAACCTGAGACGGCTCATGATACGTCGGGTCGCCAGCAAAGATTTCGCCAAGACGGGCAATGTCGAGGTCACCGAAACCATCAATCAGAACACGATGACCAAGGAACTCAGCCTTATCCATGTTGAACGCGGAAGCAAGGACATTCACGTCCATGGTGGCATCGAACACGGAGTTAACAATCATGTACTGGTCGGTCTTTTCGGTGAACGTGCGGACGGCTGCGGGGTTGTACTCGCTGTTCATGAACGTAAGCTTATTGGACACGCCCTTGACGGTGGTGACAATCGCTTTCGCATTCTCAGCGTTCACGGTCGGGACAGTGACAGGGTACACACGGCCATCAAGAATGTGGCGGGCAAGCAGATACTTCATCACAAGGAACTCGTCATAGTTCGCACCCGTATACATGGAATCAACGATTCTGGCAATCAAGTCAGTCACGCCATCCCAAGAGAGGAACGCCTGTTTAAGCTGCTCCTGAGTAACGGTCGCCTTGTAGAACTTCTGATAGTTCATGATGTGGAACGCGGCACGCACATCAGGCACAACGCGCTTGAACACTTCCTGCTCAGCAATCTCAGGATTGAATTCCTGAACCTTTGCAATGTTGACGAAGATTTCCTCAATGGATTCGCCGTACTCAAGAACACCTTTCTTGAAGAACGCGATGGGGTTAGAGTACATCTTCGACGTGAGCATCACACGGCCAATGCGGTTAACCAGCGCGTTAAGAAACTCGTTCTGGAGAGCAGGGTAATCCATGATAATCGCGCCAATCGTGCGAACAGATTCGACGTCATTGGCATCAGCTTTCGGGACGTAGTTCCGATAATCGACCGATGCATTATTGCGGATAACATTCAGGATATCCGCAGCGGACGTGGTCAGCGTCCTAATCTTAGGCTTAACAGGCATAAGCATTTACTCCTTTCAAGAAAACAGGTCGTCATATTTCTCCGGAGATTCATCTTCGTCAGGTTCATCTTCCGGAAGCTTAGGGTCTGCCGGAGAATTGGGAGCAAGGAAACGGTCTTTGTACTCCTTTACAACATTCTCATACTTTGCTTTGTATTCGTCACGCTCCTGCTGAAGCTGCGGATTAGACATTTCATCATACATACCCATAAGGTCGGAAACGTCCTTGAGCGTGGCTTCGTCATCGGCGGTAGCATACTTGCCGATAATGGTCTGAAACTGTTCACGAGTTAGCACACTAAAATTCCTCCTTTAATAGAATCGGGCATATGGATTTATCATCATCCATAACGGCATTGACTTTGACTTTTTAGGGATAGGCTGTGGAGCCGGGAGATTCGTGAGGTAGGTGTACCATTTGTCAGCATAGGTCATGCGGGCGTCTCTGGTTTGATTCCATGCACTCACATTTGGGCGTTCATACTGGACGAACCAAGTATCGGCGAGAGTTGCAGGCGATTCTGTGGAATGAATGAACGTCTCCCACGTGTATGTGTACGACGGAAAAAACGGATTCTCACCAAACTGAAAATTCGTCTCATATTCAAACTTGATACGGTTTAATTCCAAATCGCCACATTGCAACGGGTCATCCCAGCCATCGCCCGCCCAATCACTGAACTTTGTTCGCGGCGTCCATTGAACAAGACCATAACCCGCCTGAGGGTCGCCAAGCGCAAAGCCAACCTCTGTTTGCCCCGGATTGAGGTGGGATTCATACTGCATATTGCCAAGCATACCAGCAACGGCATTTACTGACCAACCAAGAGCACCAAAGTAATTCCAGATGATGCGCGCGTTGTTTCTCATAGCATCCTCTGTCATTTTTCCAAGCTCGTTAGTGTAGTAAGCTACCCACTCTAGCCCCTCAGAGGCCATGCTTGCGTAATCGGGGAGACAGTAACCGCGAATAGACTTCTGGTCTATCGTGCGTTCCATCAGCTTAACGGAATCTCCATTGTTGCCCTCAATTACTGTAAACGTGTTACCGTTTACAACGCCAACTATACCACAGTGGTCTGGTTGCCCCTGATTGTCACCAGAACCAGAGTCGTCCCAATCGTATTGAATAATGTCCCCCATCTGAGGAACGTAAGCGTCGTTTTCTTCCCATCGGTTAACGTTCTGATATAGCGTTACCATGTAAGGGCAAGAGGCTGTCGGAAAAATAATCTCCGTTAAGCCTAAAGCAATGCCGACGTATGAAACGAACACTGCACACCACGGTGAAGCATAAGTAACGGTCGGGCTTCCTACATCTGTTTGGTAGCTATTATAGGCGTCAATTATTTTTCTATAACTGCCGTCGTATTCATTAAGGCCGATGCACGATTGAGCGAAATTGTAAACTGACGTTCTCAGCTCTTGCTCAGTCATTTAATCGTGAGCGTGTTGATAAGAGACTGCATGACAGAAGTATTGTTATTGATAGCAGTAGAAAGCTCGGAAATCTCTGCCTTATATTCCTTCGTCAGATTGCTAATCTCTTCCTTGTGGTATTCCGCAGATTTGTTGACGTAGAAAAACATGATAAGACAACAAGCAATAGGAAAGCCCACGTTTGAAATAAGCTGAACGACTTCGTCCATGTGCATTCACTCCTTTCTACATACCATATTAACACAGACCCGGGCTTGTGTCAAATGGGAAGTTTTGGAGATAAGAGTGGACTGGTTATTGC